AATAGCAAGCAAATTGATACGTCTAAATTGAGTCCTACTATTTTGTCGTATATAGCCGGAATTATTGACGGAGAAGGTACTGTTGGTTATAGACGAACTGGCAAAAAGAAAATGCGACTCATTGTGCAAGTTCAAATTGCAAATACATGCCCACTTTTGAAAAAATGGCTTTCCGAAAAACTTAATATCGGAGCAACTTATTGGCATATTGATAAAAAACCAATTGCCAGAAAAAAACAATGGACTTACATCGTATCTTCGGCCTTTGGTTGCTATCAGCTTCTTACACTGATTGAGCCCTACCTGATAATCAAACAGAAAAAGGCACAAGAAGTCATTAAGTTTTTGCAAGATCGTTATCATTTCAATTAGCCTTTTTCCTCAAGCTCCTTAACTTTTTTCTCTACATCATTACGTCCTTTCAAAGTCATCATGCCAGAAGCCAGTGCTCCGATTCCGACGACTTTTTCCATGTTGTTTGATTGTTCTTTGCCCATGTCATCTATTGTTGCTGGCGGATTTCCTTCGGTAACTCCAAAGAGAATTAAAATGCCCCATATAATAGTCAAAATGCCGGATTTGGCCGTTTTTGATTTTTTGATTAGTTGTAATATTTCGTTCATAATTTATTAACCTCCCGCAAACCGGGGCTGACCCGGATTTGCAAGTATGATGGTTTGAATCTGGTTTTTGTACGGCGTTTCCCAGATAGCTATGTATCGTGACAGTCCCCGTTTTAAGGCCGTGTAGTAAGTGGCCCCGAAGTTGAAACAGTTGGTCATATCGTCGTCGTACTCTATATTGTTCGCATCGAGGACGTGCTTTTTATAGTAATCGAGTGTTATCGTGTACGACTGGTCGGCGGTCGGATAGACGTATATTTTGCCGTTGAATCTGGCGTAGTATTGAGGCTTGGACTCGTTGCCTGAAGTAAAGTTGTCCATAGCATCTTTATAGCCTTTGTATCCGCCTGGCATGGGCAGTAAAGGTGCTAAGTCCACGCTGCCGTCGTTAAGAACGATTGAAATAGGACTCTTGAAATCAGAAGGTTCATCGAAGTAAGTCGATCCATCTGATAGTGTCTGGTCAGTGTCCTGCGCTTCGAGTATATTAAGAAATCGAAGATCGTTAATGACAGACTTTATCTGATTGTCTATGTCCGTTTCACTTCGATTAAGCTGGTCATTAACAAAAGTGAGAATGTTGGATTTGCTAATCGACATTAGATTTCTCCAAACTCATTTTCGGGTTCGGCTGGTAATGTCGGAGAGATTGGTTGTTTTTTCGGCGGTGCTTGAGGTATCAGTACATATCGTCCGCCGCCGGGCGCTTCGACGATCAGTCGTTTATTAGTGGCGATTTCGTTTACAATCTTCTTATAGAAAACATCCCGGCCTTTTTCCGCCCCGGCCATATAGACTTTCTTCTCCAGGCGCACGTACAGGAAAAGTGCGTTGACTATTAGCGAAGCCGTGAGCAGCATTGTCGTTATTGTCTTTTTCATAATCTTTGTTCCTTTCTTCAAAATAAGTTTTTAATAAAGAGCGGACGGCCCGATTTTGAAGGAGGAACCGGACCGCCGCCCGTTAGGCTGGCTATGATTGATCGGCAATAGATGGAGTCGTATCAGAAACAACAACACCACTCAGATACCAATCTGTGCCGTCGCTATAGACTTCAATAACTGTTCCAGCCTCCATGTTATTGATAGTTAAAACCGAATTGCTGTTACCATCAGAGTAAACACCGGCACCAACTTCATCGCCGCCCGCAGCCGCATCAGAATCCAAAAAGGCCACACCACCGATAAAGTGATGATCGTCGGATTCAGAGTCAATATTATGGTCGTGCGCCTCGGCAGCAGCGCCTACATAGATAAACTTGTAATACAATCCTGCTACTTCGGCGGGAAGAACAATGGTCGTATTCTGGCTCAAATCGGCAATAACATGAATCTTGCCGGAATTGGCTTTCAATACGGTATAGCTTGCAGCATCCGTTACAGTAACTACGTCCCTATTAGTCTCGCCATCGACATAAAGTATCGAATCGGAATCGAATGAGGCGTTCGTGCCGACAAAGGTAAGGGTTTCGTGAGTGCTGTCTTCGTCCCACAGAATGTAGTCACCTGTCGTATCGGCGTTGAAATAGACATCCACACCTTCGGCATTGGCGCCGAAATACCACGTATCGGCGCTCTGGTCCCAATAGACCTGCTGCGAAGCACCAGCACCGTAGAAATGCACGTCGATACCGTGATCGCTTGCACCGAAATACCATCCGCCATTTGCTGTATCATCGGAAGCATCGAAAAGTACAAAGGCGTCGGCATCGGCTGTCGATAAACATTTGAAGTCTGTCGCAGTAGTACCATCGCCAATCTGGACCGGGTCATTTGCAGTCGTCGCTACGATAAACAGAGCATCGGCAGTTTCGTCCCATGTTAGAGTAAATGAATCAGAAGAAACGGAATCGCCGAAAATAAGAATGTCCGCATCGTTCATTCGCAGGTCAACGCCATCGAAATACATCAAATCTGAACTTGAATCTATATTGATGGTAGAACTCGCTGTCAAGGTGTACCAGATAAGATCGGAAGTATGGTCTGCATCGCCGATAGCAATCATTTGGTCGTCAGTTGTTTCGGTAGGCAAAAATTCAAGTCTCTCGCCTGTATCGCACTCGATAGTCCAGTCGGTAGCCCCGCCGGAGTCCTCGAATATCAGGTCTGAACCTTCGTTAATGACTATCTTGACATCTTCGAGGAACAGCTCTTCCTGATCGGCGTCCCACCAGAGCTTATCACTTGCAGTAGCACCATAGAAATTTATATCAATTCCTTTTTGGTCTGCTCCAAGATTTAATACGGGCGATTCATCAGTTGCAGTAGGTGTTATATCGAGAGTATCACCTGTATCGCAATCAATTGTAAAATCTGCCGCACCGCTGGAGTCTTCAAATATAAGATCTGAACCTTCGTTAAGAACAAGTTTGACGTCCTCAAAGAACAGTTCCTCTTCCGAAGAATCCCAGTAAAGCAAGTCTCCAGTAGTGGCTGCATAAAATAGAATGTCAATACCTGAAGTATCGGCCCCGAACCACCAGGCGGCGCTTTCGTCCGTAGCATTAGGTGTGACAGTAAAGCGGTCGGAAGTTGTTCCGCCGTTCAATACGAAATCGCTGTCAGTTCCGAATGTCGCAGATTGACCGTCCGTATAAGTTGTCGAGCTTATAGCAGCCAAATAGCTTGGAAATACGATCTGACCGTCAGAGGCGGACATTGCAGCATGACCGTAATTTGTCGCCGTATTTGTTCCATCGGTTACCGTATAATCCCAACCATCCGGGCCGTACCAATAAAAACCTCCGCCAGAAAGAGTGGTATTGGTTGAGGTTGTGGTCATCGGTTGAGTAATGGCATTGTTTAAGGCACGATCCTGGTAAATGGTAGCCGCCGTAGTTGTACCTGGCAATCTGACGGTAACACTTGTAATGCTCGTAACAGGACGGTTGTTTTCATCGACCACCTGGACTTGATGATAGACGTTTCCGGTCTGTGCATAACAGAAGCCCGCCATCGCTGTAAGCAGAAGAAATGCGAAAATTGTTTTAAGCTTACTCATTTTAGTTTTCCTTTAATTTTGAATTAACATTTACGATTCAACTCAGTTGGAAAGTCACTGAGTCACGCATTTCGCCTTAGTCAGTGATTACTTCCGAATCTATGCAGTAGATGGCTTCATCCTGGCCGGGCGTGGAAGTACCGTGAGCGTTGAATATGGTACGTTTGAGTCCGTACAGCATGTCGGTCTTGACCACCGGCTTGTTGACGTCATAGTAGTCTTCGTACCAGCCGGGGAACTGACCCCATCCGAAACATAAGGCATTGGCGCCGAACAGCATTCCCCTGGCCACACTTCTGCCGTTTGCGCATTCGTCGGTAGTTGCCGTTCTGCCGGCATTCAGAAGAAATCCTTCGGCCAGAGTATCAGACCCGGCTCCGGTTCTTGTGGGCACGCGGTCGTATTCCCAGACGATCATTCCATCCCACAAGAAAGCTGCACCGCTGAATATCGGGTTGATATTGCCGCGTTCCTGGGCCTCAGCTACCATTGCTTTCCAGCCGGTAGTTCCGGTTTCGGCCTTTACTGCCTTAATTTGCAAGGGATGAAGAAAGACGAAAAAGAATCGGCCTACTGTTGGTAATCCTTTTCCAGTTCGTATGTCTTTGACAGTTGCCTTTGACAGGTCTTTTATCATCCCGCCAGCAAATCTCGGCTGGGCGGCAAGTGCCTTGCGCTTGATAAGCTCAAGAAGCTTGGTACCGCAAAGATTATTGGCTTGAGTACCTGCTGTAAGAAGCGCATCTGTACCGTAACTTGTACCGGAATTGCCAAGTGTGCCGTCGGCATTTTGGCCGCCGTAATAAATCCTCGCACTTGAAGGATAAGACTCATTGATTGTCTGAATTTCACTGGATGACGAATTCTCGTTGTAAAGTCCCGCCGCTGCCGTTACCAGGTCGTTCTCGATAATCTCTGTAATCCAGTCGCCCAGTTCGAGCTTGGAATCCTCACGGAACTTCGAGTCGGTAAGCTGTTCCGAAAGTTTGCCCGCCGACTGGGTTCTGGTGGCACGCTCGTGAATAGTAAGAGACATGTTGCGTCTCTTGATCTGCTGGGCGTTATTGGTTGTATCGCCGTCGTCGCCAACACCAGCACCGGTAAGTCTTTCACGGGCCTTGAAAACGATTGTTCCGCCTGCCTTTTTGGTCAGGTCTTTATCAACGTGAATGAAATCGTTAGACGTTTGACCCATCAGCGGGCTGAGCATGATATTGGGCATACAGTAATCAAAAAGATACTTTGACCATATCGTCTGCGCGCGGGGGTCGGTGAAAGCATAAGATGTATCTGCCATTTTTCAGGTCCTTTCGTATTTGCCCTGCATATAGAGCAGGGTTACGGACGGACCTTAATCAATCCCGTAAGCCGCATATATATGTGCAAGCTGGGGACTGGTTACGGTTTCCTCGGCTGATGCCGGGGCCTGGGCGGTTTCTTCTTTTAGCTTTTGTCCGCCCTTTTCCGATCCGTCCGTTTGTTTTTCTTGTTTTTTCTGGACGGATGCTTTGTTGGAAGGCTGTTTGGCTTTTAGTTTGGCACGAAGCTCTTTGGCGCGGTCGCCGCCTGCCATGAGAATTTTGTAGATGCAGATTTTGTAAAGCTTTTCAGAAGGGTCTTCCCCTTTTTTTGCTGCGTTTCTGACATCAACTTGGTCGCCTTCAGTAAGCAAATCTTCTGCTTCGAGAAGAATCTCGTCGAAGTCGCTATACTTCTGACGAGCCTTGAGGTAAGAAGCGTTGCCTTGGGCAATAACTTTTTCCTGCTCCTGCTTCCGGCGAGATAATTCGCTCTGTTCTTTTTCCCATTTCTGCTGTGCAATCATTACTCGTGCAGGCAAAGGCTCTGTATCAGGATCGAAGGTGTCTGAATGTTCCTCGATGTACTTTTCGGCCGGAGATTTCTCAGGCGGTTGACTGGCCTTTTCAGCGGCCAGCTTTTCGGCCATCTTTTGATCCAGCTCACGTTGTACTTTTCTCATTGCAGTTATAGAACCAATTAACTTCTCCTTTTCCCTTTTCAAGCCTTCGATTTCCGGCGATTCCTCGGCCGGCTCTTCCGTCGCAGCCAGGGCCTCAGCAGCAAGCTTTTGCTCATCACTCAGGTTTTCCTGAGTTTGAGACTGCTCCTGTTCCTGTGCCTTAGCCTCGGCAGTTTCGGTTTGTTGTGTTTCCGTAGCATCCATAACAATAAACTCCAATTCTTCCTGTTGACCGGCCAGGAACGCCGAACCCGCGATACCTCGCGGTAAGGTCCGGGACTCAACTGTCTCCCGGATAACAGAACGCCTGAACCGTCAGGCTAACAGAACCCGGCTTGCCGTCCCCCGGTAGGGCTAAGATGTCTGGTCGAGGGTCTTTTCGCT